TACGGCATAAAGATCGCCATCACGAATAGGAACGGTTTGAGAAATATCAACGGCAACAAGATCTCCATTATTGAGAACCGGTAATAAACTGTTCCCCCATATTTGTACGATCTTGGCATTAGATGCACATACGCCAGATTTTCTCAAATCTGCTCTTCTTAACGGAAACCAGTCAATAGCTGATTCAACTATTTCAGCCAGACATCCGTTACCTGCCGATAACTCGACATCTAAAACAGGAATGTTTACGAAAATATCGGGGTCTAATGCGGTGCTTTCTGCTTCTTTTACAACAAGATCAGGTATGGATGCGTTGTCTTCAATACCAAGTTGTAACCACTTTTGTGATACACCTAAAACTTTTGCAATTTCTTTAATTTTGCGCGGTTGTAGAGTTTCGCCATTCTCTATTTTGGCTACAGATTGTTGTGAAAGTCCAATTTTTTCAGCTAGTTGAGCTTGGCTCATGCCAGCTTTCTCTCTACCTATCTTTAATCGTTCTGCCAGTGTTTTCACAACATATCCCTCTCTTTTTTGATGAGGTTACAACTTTATGTTTTAGCTTTCCAACATCTAAAAGTTGTGGTAAAAGTTGTTAATGTTGTATTCTTGCAGCTCGTAACAACTTAACTACCAAAAAAGGAGAAAGCTATGACACCTGAGCAATTAGCCTTATCGGAGGCAATCGCTCTGGCTGGTGGTCAATCAGAATTGGCTCGGAAGCTCACAGCCAGCAGCGGTCATTTAGTAAAGCAACAACATGTCTGGAACTGGTTGAACAGAGAAAAGCGTCCCCCTGCAAAGCTTTCGATATTCATTGAAAAGACCACTGGCATATCAAAAGAAAAATTACGTCCAGATATTTTTCAAAAGATTAAAGATTCATCAGATGAAAAGTAACCACAGTTTTAAGGAGATAGCCGTGGGTAAGCATCACTGGAAAATAGAAAAACAGCCTGAGTGGTACGTGAAAGCTGTCAGAAAAACTATCGCGGCGTTGCCGGGGGGTTACGCTGAAGCTGCTGAGTGGCTGGATGTAACAGAGAACGCATTATTCAACCGCCTTCGTGCAGATGGCGATCAGATTTTCCCGCTGGGATGGGCAATGATTTTACAACGTGCTGGTGGAACTCACTTCATTGCTGACGCTGTGGCGCAGTCTGCAAATGGCGTCTTTGTGTCTCTTCCTGACGTCGAGGATGTGGACAACGCCGATATTAACCAGCGTCTGCTGGAAGTCATTGAACAGATCGGCAGTTATTCCAGACAGATTCGTTCAGCAATCGAAGACGGTGTAGTGGAACCGCATGAGAAGACAGCAATTAACGACGAGCTGTACCTCTCAATTTCGAAGCTCCAGGAGCATGCAGCACTGGTCTACAAAATCTTCTGCGCTCCAGAAAATAGTAACGCCCGCGAGTGTGCAGCTCCGGGCGTCGTGGCGTCGATTGCTTCTGGTTGTGGAGAAACTAACGCATGAATAGTTTAACGGCAAATAACCGTTTGTCGCAACAGCTGGTGGTCAGCGTCGCTGAACACCTGTTGTTACGGCATGAATGCAGATTACCAAATCACCTGGCTGTAAGTAACCACAGAGAACTTTACCTGACTGTGGGGGGCGAGTTGTGCAGGAACTTAACCGCTGGTTTCGTGACGGAAGAGGGCTTTATGTCCATGTTATTCGTTGGGAGCCAGAAACACAGCGCGTTATCTATCTTCGCAAAGACTACCAGCATGAGTGCTTTAGTCCTTTGTGGAAATTCAGGCGTGATTTTGTTGAGTGTGAAGGACCACCAGCATATTGATTCTGCAATTCCGGGACGTTACACTGCTCAGGCACCTTATAAAGCGGGTGCCGGGGGTCGCAGCCCGGAATTGTCAACGGCGATATATGACGCGCCAGCGTCTTTTTTATCGTCCGCGCTCACGCACGCCAGAATTATGGTGGGCTGGGCAGGGGAGCCGAAAGGCTCGCCGGTCTCCGTTGACGCCGGTACTGCGAACCCTGTTCAGTCTGCCACCAGTGAGTTTCGCAGCTCCGGTGGTGGAAGTTTTCCACAGTCAACGGAGGCTGCCATCATGGCTACGATCCCAACCCTCACTCAACCTGAAATTGCCATCGTTGATGGTCAGGCTGTTACTTCATCCCTGGCTGTTGCCAACTTCTTCTCCAAACGTCATGACGATGTACTGAAAAAGATCCGCACGCTTGAATGCTCTGCATCATTCACTTCCCGCAATTTTTCGGTGAGTGATTACACCGATTGCACAGGCCGCAAACTACCTTGCTATCAAATAACCCGCGACGGCTTTGCGTTTCTTGCTATGGGTTTCACGGGTAAACGTGCTGCCCAGTTCAAAGAGGCATACATCAATGCCTTTAACCAGATGGAGAAACAGCTTTCAAATCCCTCTGTACTGAGCGACGTTGCACATAACGCCAGCGTTCTCTATTCCTACATTTCATCAATTCATCAGGTCTGGCTGCAGCAGCTTTATCCCATGTTGGCAAAAGCCGAATCCCCGCTGGCTGTAAGTCTGTATGACCGCATCAACGACGCGGCGCTACTGGCCAGTCTCATAAATTTGTCGCTGAACCCTTCAGAGGTAAGGGGGCGCAAATGATCCGGAATATTTTCAAACGGTTTACCAATCAGACTTTCCGTTGTCCTCGTCCTGGTCAGTGGTACACCACGCCTGCAGGGCATGTTCTACGTGTTAGCCTGGTTGACCGTGAATGTCAGAAGGTGGTTTGTGAACCGCTGGGCCGTAATTACCGCGTCAGTATGCCGCTTATAGCCTTTTGCTCCGGAAAAATGTTTAAGCGTCTGGGAGGTGTGGCGTGAACTGTTTTCAGTTTGTGTGCGGATGTGCTTTCGATAACCCGATTCAGCGCCTGATTATGTTGCGTGTTTTGATGTCGGGTTCTTCAGACGGTGAAGGCGAGAGAGTTATTGATCATCAGGTGCTTGCTGATTTCTGCTGTTGTTCTAAGCAAGCGATATTCAGGGAAACCCTGGCACTGGAAAGAGCTGGTTATCTTCATATCCGAAAAATTGCAACGCTTACTATTGATGCAAAAGCCAGACTACAACCTGCGCGTGGCTACACAATTCTCATGCTGCGGAAGGAGGTTGTATGAGCCGTTACGCCCCCACACCGGAAGTTATGGCTATTGGTCAAATTAATATTTCCGGCAATGTTACACCTGCGACCTGGTGGAAATATATTCGACTACCCAGTGGGCGTCCGGATGCGACGGCTATCGCTCTGCTTTCAGAGATCGTTTACTGGTACCGCCCGACAGAGGTCAGGGATGAGCACACCGGAGCGTTGCTGGGATATCGCAAGCGTTTTCAGGGCGACAAACTGCAAAGAAGCTACCAGGCGTTTGCTGAGCAGTTTGGTTTCGGGAAAAGGGAAACCGCAGATGCGCTGAAGCGTCTCCGTGATGCCGGGTTTATTACTCTGGATTTACGCACGGTGGAAATGCTCGATGGGGTGAAATGTAGCAATATTTTGTTTGTCGGGATCAACCCACAGGCAATTGCGGCCATCACCACACCTTCTTCTGTTTCGCCAGAAAGTAACAGCAATAATGCAATCAGCGATACAGCTATTACGTTAAAACGGAACACCCCCCGACGTCGTAACGGAACAGGGGATACGCCGAATGTTGATACAAATACAGAGATTACTACAGAGATTACTACAGAGATTACAACGGAGACTAAAAACACTATTGGCGCATCCGCTGACGCGTCTGCACCAGCGCGTTCTGCCAGACAGGAATATTCACCGGAATTTGAACAGGCCTGGCAGGAATATCCCAAACGTGCTGGTGGTAATTCAAAATCCGCCGCTTTTAAAGCCTGGAAAGCCCGAATCAGGGAAGGTGTGACACCCGAAACCATGCTCGACGGTGTGAAACGCTATGCCGCCTGGGTGCGTGTCTCTGGAAATACCGGTACCCAGTTCGTGAAGCAGGCGTCGACGTTCTTTGGTCCGGATCGTCATTTCGAAGAATCCTGGGAAGTTCCTGCGGTATCTGCAGTCAGACGCGAGGACCCGTACTTCAAAGCCAGTTACGACAACG